CCGATATCCCTCGGGGAGCTTGTACCCCCCGAAAGACACCGGTGCTGTGTGCATAGCTGGTATCCCCTCCCTCTCTAGGGCTCCAACCGACTGCTGCAGCGCCAGCGCGTAGAATGCGCAGCGCATCCGCAATGCATTGCAGTCGTTGTTGATGTACACTGTAAGGCCATTCCCTGATGGGTTAGTGCCCTCCATAATGCACAAGTCGCCCTTCATTAGGACGTAGTGGCGCCCGATCTCCTGCGCAATGACCCACATGACGTTAATGTCAGCATCCGTATACTGGCCCAGGTCGCTGGCAATGCGAATGTACATCCCAAACACCGCCATGATCTCTTGGTACGCCTCGGACGTATCGAAGTGCCGCCAATCCCCGATGACGAGCTCTTCCGGGTTGAAGGTGGCAAGGTGCCTCTGAAGCCAGTTCCAGTCTATCCCCGAAGCATTGATGCCCACTGAACTTCCTGTCTCTAGAGGAAAAGCAGAAAACACCCTCATGACACCAAGGAAATATTTGCGAGTGAGGTATGTCAACACAAAAGGTGACGCCTCAAACACTCGCACCTTCTCCTTACCGATCTTCACGGCCTCGTCTTTCTGTCCGGCCTTAAACACGAAGTTAGGCCTCTCCAGGGTCGACATCCTCTGCTCGAGTTCCTCGATTTCAATCCTCACCTCTGACTTGAGGTGTATCGCCTCTGGTAGATCAGGCGTAGGACACGGCTCCATCAGCTGAAGCTTGGGGCCTGTATAGGGCCATCCCGCGGACGTACCAGTGTTTAGCCTGTTGGCATATGCGCACTGGGCCACCCCCGAGCAAGTCTCCACCTCCGATAATGGCTTGAGAGAGGCCAGCAACTCCGGTGAAGCTCGGACTAGACTCTCGATCTCATCATGCCTATCCTTCACCGCCATCGACAGGATATCGGGGTCCAACTGGGAAATCACGGCTGACTCCAGAATTTTCTTCTTCTCGACAGTCGCCTTGCCCAGGTTAGATGGAGGCTCGTGCTTGCGCTCCTCCCCACAGCATTGGGTGACTAGCCCCTCCCAGGGGCTAATAATGAGCTCCGTCTTGGGCCGTACCTGAGGGTAATTCTCC